TACGCCAAGCCCTTTGAGTTCATCTGGGAAATCGTTGAAGTCTAATACTCCGTTAGAGTTACGGACATGAGCTTGTTGAAGAATAGCTAGACTAACTAGCTCCTCATTAAAACTAAATTTCTGTAAATCTTCTGAGCCAATGAAACGCGTTTGCGCTACACGAGCGGCGCGTATAGTAATATATCTTCGAGCCTCTTCTGGGATAGACGAGTTCCACTCTCCGTTTGGAGAGCCATTTCCGTTCGTGTCAGGGTTGCTTGGATAGATAGTTATGTCTACTGTAGGGCTATAATCACCACTGTTGTCTTGTTGATTATACCACCACCCCTTTGATTGTATGTCTGCACTAACTTCCTCAATCGTGTTTAACGCCAGCGTAACTTGCTGTGGCAACGCGCCTCCAGTTATACGAGGAACTGGTGCTTCGCCGAGGTTAGCGAGTACGATATTAACAGACTCAAGAAGAGTCGTAGAGCTTGTAGTAGTAGGCATATTTATTTAAGGTTAGGTGTCGCTTGTCATTCCAGTAGTATTAAAAGTACCTTTAGAATAAGAAGATTCTCCTACAACTTCTCCATCTTCTTTTACAAAGATCGTATAAGTAGTCATACGATTATTGTTAGTGGGATCGTGTGAGGTAGCTTTTGCCATTTTAAAATTATCCGAGCCGTGATTTGTGGGATCAGCTAAAGCATTGTTGGCATAACCTAAGTATAAATGCTCAACGATAGCGTGGATAAATTTACGAACGTCTCCTGTAACACCATTTAGCTCGGCATCATCATAGCCTAATGAAGTAAGCTGGGCTGTTACATTTAACTTAGTTTTGTTTGAGGCTTCAACATACTCAACGCCCATTGGATACCAATCATTAGGATTGTTTCGATAGGCTACTGCTGAGTTTCCAGTACCTTGTAAGAATTTATTTGCCATATTATAATATTTGTGTTTTGAAAAAAAAAGAAGCCCCCCAAGGGATTAACCAAGGAGGGCTTCAAGTTTGAGGTTGATTAGTCAACTTCGACTACGACAGAACACTCAGGGCGAAGTACGCCGTGACCCATTGCATATTTAGCAACGAATAGTGTGCCTTGACGTTCGATTTGATAATCGGACTCTGTGGCTAGATCAAGGAGCTTGACCGTACCGATGGCTTCCTTAGTTCCAGCAAGGATACCGTACTCAAGGGATGAGCCTGATCCTGTTACAAGCCCGCTGAAGTCAGCGTTGTAGCCAGAGCCAGAAGCAGTACCAGTAACGTCATTCTTGACGCTATCAGAACCGTCTCCAGTAGTCACACCAGTAGCATCACCAGAACTTCCAAGGGAGGCAATGGTAGCGATATGGTTAGACTTGTACAAGCTGATACCAGCAACCATTGGGATTACACCAGCCGCAACATTAGCACCAGTACCATAATCTTTGCTGATTGCAGTGTTGTCGGAAGTTAGGATTTCGTTGTATGTCTTAGGAGCTAGGATAGCGAAACGACCCTCTTCTGGGGCTTCTTGCTCGTCAAGAGCAGTAGCAACAGCAAAGAGCGAGTCAACTGCGTTAGCGGCTGTATCAGTACCACCTGCGATAGTTGCACCCACAGCAGTGTCTCCACTGATGTTAGCAACGCCATTCTTAGCCGCAGAGAAGAGAGTCTTCATTGTAGCTATGTCGAAGCGTTTTGCGAGTGCCTTACCAAGCTCTGCGGCGTAGACGCTACGGAGATCGTAGTGAGTCATAAGCTCGTCGATGTTAGCAAGGAAGGTAGAAGCAATCAACATATCGTCGATAAAGATTGTCTTCTCTGTCTTCTTGATGTCCGATAGGTACTTAGATGCCGTGCCACTACTTACCTTTTCGATGAGAGACTCACCTGCGGTGTGATATGCGGCTTCTGCGATACCTGTGACTGGGAACTGGGCAGACTTTCCAGACTGGATAGTGCGGACAGTGTGAAGTTCCTTCATCACGTTATTAGTTTCAAAGGCGGTCAGGATTTCACCCGAAAACACCTTGAGGAACAGTTCTGTATTTGAACCAGAACCGCCTTCTTTCAAGCCACCGCGAGAAGCGGGGGCGGCAACATTAGATATTAATGCCATGATTTTTTCCTTTGTTTAAGGTTATGTTTTAGTTAGGGGTGTCTTTCCGATTAAGTTCAACAAAGTTATCCCTCGCAAGGGGCGTTGTGTCTCTCAGTCTTGAGACGAAAGTTATTTCTTTTTCTTAGGGAAGCCCTTCTTCATGTTTGAATAGGCTTTCTTAGAAACAGTTGATTTGCTCTTGGGGCGGCTGATGCCGAGTTTTTTGCGTCGGTTAATATTTTCGTATAGGGACATAATTTAACATTTCCATCGTTTTAGTGCGAGGGCTTTCCTTGTGGGTCTACCCTTAGAATCTTTCATAGCTCCCTTTACTCCACTCATCCTTGCACAGAATGAACGCTTTCTTGCGCCACCTTGGGGTTGGGGTGCTTTTAAGTTAGAGCCTGTTTTACGATTGTAATAAGCTCTGCCTCTTGCTGTTAGCCCACCCTTTTTGGATTTGTGTTCTTTGCGAAGACTTACGCCTTTGCGTCTGGGTTTGGACATTATTTAACTTGTGAGCTACCGAAATAAAAACCGATAATAGCGAGCATGGCTTGGCGTACTTCTGGTAATAACACAAACCCATCAAGGGATTGCCAACCAGTAGAACTAAGACCAAGAAAACCAAGCAGACCGCCTGCACCATCTTTTTCAATAGTAACAGGGGTGCTTAGTAGGGATAGAATAAAGGGTGCGATTATGACTGCGAATAGAACGAAACCTACGAAGATGCGTCGTATCCAAACACCGCCGCGTTCACTAGCTTTATCTGCTGAAATATCTGCGACTTCTTGTTTGCGAATAAGCATTTCAAAGTTTCTGGTCTGAGCTTCTGCTTGCGCGGCGATCATTTTCATTATGAATCCACTTACGCCACCACCAAGCATTGCCAATAATTCTACACTCATATTAGTCTTGGGTTAAAGTACTTGAGATACCGCAATTCTTTTAGATACGGATTCTCGATATGCGGGGTCATTCTTGTAGCGAGGATCACGCATAGCTTCAGTAACCTGAGCCGCTGATCCGAAAGGTTTAACAGAGTCACCACTGGTAGAGCCTTGTGTTAGGTTAGGTGCTTTACCACCTCCAGAAAGGAAACGAGCATACATTCCTTGAACAGCCATCTTAGCTTGTTCCATAGTTCCGCTTGTAACTATGTCGTCGTACGCTTCGATGTCAGTGTCGTTTAGGTTTTCCTGCGCCCACTCGGTCATTGCCTCATAATTAGCGCGACCTCCAATAGTCTCTTGAACTTCCAGAGCTTGTCCAGTAGATATAGCTTCTTGACCTGCAATGTAAGCCTTAACAAAATCAGATGGGATGCCAGCTTTCTCAAGCTCTACAAACATCTTGTCTGTAAGTTCGCCTGATTCAACATACTGCTCCTGAGCTTTTGATATAGCTTCGTTGACTGGTAAAGTTTCAACCTCGGCTTCCGCTTTTTTATCTTCCTTAGAAGATTTGTCTGATGACTGTTTCTTTTGAAGTTCTTCATAAGCCTTAGCTAACTCCTCTGGAGACTTGAACTTTTCATCAAGCCATTCAGGGCGTTCTTCTGTAGCTTTTTCAACAGGCTCTGATTGTTGAGTCTGTGCTTCTTTAGCCGCGTTCGCTTCTTCTTGCATTGCGGCTTGTTGTTCAAGAGTAATGTTCTCTTGTTCAGTTGGTTCGTTAATAACGACTCTATCCATTTTATTCCTCGCTTACTTGGTTTTCTTGTTGGGCTTTGATGCCATCAGCTATAGCCTTTACGCCCTGTGGGGCGGCGGCTTGTGCCAGTTGCATTTGTTGCGCTTGTTGAGCTTCTTGTTGTATCTGCTCTTCCGTCTTAACTAATCCAATGGTTTTAATACCAAGAGATGTAGCGCGACGTTTAAAGTATTCTCCTACGTTGACGTATTGAGCTACGGCTTGTTGTCCTACAACCTCACCTGCTCCAGCTAGGAACATATCTAATTTCTGTAGATCGTGTCCTCTTCCGAGTGCTTCAACTCCTGTAATAATCACAGGATTTACAACATCCTTCGGAAGTTTAGGTAGTCGTTTCTTTTTGCTCATAACATCCATGATTCTTGTAACCATAGGAAGTTGGAGTTCTGTTGAAAGTAGTGAGTAAAGACCGCCGAGCGATGACTCTAGTTCCATAGATAACATACGAATCTCCTCAGCAGTAACACGTTCAGCGTTACGCACAACTCCGCTTGTTAGTAAGAAGGCGTGACCAAGGCGATCTTTAATTACATTCATGGTCTCCTGTGCCACCCTGAAGTCGTTGAACTTGTTAAGCTGTAATACTGATACGTCGTTTGCTGTGCCTTGCGTAATAGCACCGTTAGGGCTTTCTGCCAAAGTTCTTGCTCGTGTTGTTCCGTTTGGATTTACAAGAAACAGAACTTTAGCCGCCGCCGATGAACCTTCTACAATAGCACGAGTAAGAGATTCTAAAGATTGAACATCACCTAGATACTCCTCTACATAAGAACGTCCATAGCTCTCACCGTCGATACGACTAAAGCGAAGCGGAATAAATGGATTCTTGTCTAGCTTGTAGAAGCCCTCGCTTTCAGGAACGCGAACGCCTTTGATGTCTTGAAAGATATGCCAGCCGTTTTCTTTGCGGCAAACTGCTGTATATAGATCGCACTCTTCTTCTGGCGACTCGTCATAACCAACAACCTCACGCATCTGTTCGGTAAGAGCGGCATAACTAATAGATTCTTTTGTGGCTATATAGACAACATTACCCATAGGATCACGCTCAATAACATAGCGATCAAGATGGAACACTCGCATCCCGCCATCGTCAGGCATAAACAAAAGTACATTCCCTACAATGATGAGGTGCTTGAGTGCTTCATGCAGAGAAGCCCTGTAACTTTCACGAGCTACTTCATCCATGACTGCATCCTCTACTTGTTGTAAAGACGCTTCTATAGAACTAATCACTTCCTCTGGAGTGCCTTCCTGTTGCAGTCCATAGGTGTCTACGTTTAATCTAAATAAAGGAGCGTTGGGCGGTAGAAGTGCCAACAGTAATTTAGAAGCGAGGTTGTTTACTCCTCGTGCCGCAACGCTCGCAAATGGGGTTTCAAGTCTGGAGTGCGATCCAAACCCATCGTCAGGCATGACGTAAGGGAGTGTTAATTTAGAACAACTTCTAGCTCTATCGAGATATTGGAATCGCTTACCTTCTAATGAAGAATAGATTTGTTGTGCAGATTTGTTGTGCATTTTTAAGATAAAGTTATTCCGTATTGGTTAGCTATGTTAGCTTCAATGGCTGGGCGGTTAAGTGTTTGGTCAGCCAAGTAAAGTATTACTTCGTTTAATCTTCCGTCAGCATATTGCGTGGAATAAGTGTGTTTTCCTATAGTAATACCATAATTGTTTCCTAGGTCTGTATTATCACTAACAGTCGTATCCAGAATAGTTGATCCATTATGAAATCCACGCAGATTACCTTCGCTTGTTTTTATACCAGCTATTATTGAAGTAGTGGATAGCTTCGGTAAAGTTAATCCAACAAACTGAGTATTTTTATTTATGTTATCAGCGTTAGGGTCATGCGTAAGTCGGAAAAGTACGCTATTATTATTAACGCCAAGTTCAAAAGCAGAGCTATTACCAACACTAGAACTGTCGCGGATTGCAACCCAGCCGCTGTTTGCGCTTGTTGCGGGGGTAACTGCTTGCTCATCCTTCTGAACAACAAACGCTGAAACGTCTAAGTTAGGATTAAGATCATCATCGTCGTCGCTAGTAAGATGAGTTTGTGAATCTCTTTCAAATCTTATTGTTGGGTTAGAAAAACTATCAACATTGATACTTCCGTTTTCAACAATAAGGGGTTGTTTATCTGTGTCTGATTGAGCCACATCCCTGCCATTTCCAGACTGGTCATGCCATTTAGTTACATATCCCTGTGATGCGCTTACGTTTTGTATTGAAATCCCTGAAATAACTAATTGTAAGTCAAACGCGTTCATGTTCGCAAGAATATCTATTGATGGTGTAAACTGGTCTCCGTCATTAAAGATTTCAAACTCAATCGAATTAAAACCATTGTTTATTTTAAAGAACCGTTTGTTTGAATAGACTGGGTTTTCAACATCAACGTCATCATCTTTAACAGATAAATATATTCCAAAGTTAGCTTCAGAATCAGCGCGGTTTGTATAGGTGCGTGTGTTTAGGTCATCACCTTGAATCTGATTAACATTAAATTCTACTTTTAGTTTAGCGGGAAAAGAACTTATCGTATTATCAACATCAGTTTTGAAATCATATATTCTAACTTTTTTATTTCCGCTTGTGACTGCGCTTTTGTTTATAAGAACCCTTTTATAGTCTGAAGCCCAAGTCGAAGAAAATCCAGACACGTTGGTGTTAGATTGCCCCAGTCTTGCAGTTCGTGCAGGAAGCTCTTCCCCTTTGTGAACCCAGTTTTCAAGCGTGCCGTTTGCTACTTCCTTGGCTAAGAAATCACGAGTAATGTTGTCGCCGCTACGACGCACGTTTACTACCTTATTGTCCCTTGATTTACTATTGAGATCGCGAAGGCTGTAAGCCGCCGCCGCCGCTCCTGCTACTTTGCTCAATAGTGGACGAGATTCTCCTGCACGGTCTGATGTAATGACTGAGGCTGTACGATCTACGGTAATCGAAGTTCCGTCAGCCTTTTGAAATGTATTTACACCTGCTTCAATGTCTCTATTTAAACCGAGCGTTGAGGTGACTCCCCCTCTAGTGAGGGTGAAGGTTTTCATTGCCATAAATTAATAACTTATATTAACACCAGAACCGCGTGTACCAGTATTAACTGAGCTACGACGTATCGTTAAAGCACTCGCTCCTCTTTTCTTAGAAGAACTGCGAGCCGATGAAGCTCTGTTAGTAGCCCTTACCGCTGTTTTTGTAGGCGGGGGTGGCGGGGCGGGAGGTGGTGGCGGTGTTGGTATTTTAGGGGATGACATACACATGGTATTACTATTCTCTTAGTTTTGGATTAAGGATGTTTTCGTTTTGCTCATAGAGCTTTGAGCGAAGGAAACGCACAACAGAGCGTTGACCATAATGGAAGTCTAATCTCCTAAAATCAGTATCCGTATTAAAATCCTGCATAGGAAACACATCTTCCAAATATTTTACAATTTCTTCTGGTATGGCTGGTTCTTTCATATTAGTCCTTGGTTATAAATCATTAAGTTCTTTGGGCATTTTACCCTTATCTATTTCATCCTTAGTTTGAACAAGACACATGGCGTTCCATATAACAGCACCGCCGTGATCTTCTCCTTCTTTATCTTCCATAAAAGCCCAAAGGTGTCTGTATATCGCATCGACATATCGACTAAGAGGTATTCCCTTTTTCCAGTTGTCGCGTCCGTACTTTTTAGCTCCTCCCTCAAAGCGTAGTGAGGCGCGTCGCAAGGCATCAATAGGTAGCAAGGAGGGCAAGCCTTTGCCTTCCATAGCATCTCTGACAGCACCACTATTAAAGTTGGTACGCTCTCCAGAGTCTGGTAAATCTATATTGTTGGTTTCCATAGTTCTTTTATTGTGTGGGTTTTAGTATCATAATCTTTATCGCGAAGTATATAAGCAAGCCTAGCAGTAAGAAGAGCAACATCTTCGGTCATACCCTTAGATTCATATATATCTACTACGCTCTGCCAGTTGTAACCTTTTTTATCAAGTAGCTTTTTGGCGGTGATGACTCCTATTCCCTTACAGCCGCCATACCCATCAACGCTATCTCCAGCAAGTGCCTGTATCAAATGCCACTTGTTAGCATCTTCCTCTGATGTATCGTGCATCTCATCTCTTAAAAAGTTGTACCACTTGCAAGGTAACGTGCCAAAGTCTTTGTCTCCAGACACCGCTATAAAGTCTGGATTAGCTGTGCAAAGAATACCTATTAAATCGTCAGCCTCGATGTTAGGAAACTTAATGCCGTTGTGCTTATTAAATGTTTCTTGAATAAGAGCTTTAAGTCCAAGAGGCTTGCGCTTATCTTTTCGATTAGCTTTGTAGTTAGGTTCTAACTCGTGTCTAAAAGTGTGGCTGTCACTGAACGCCATCTTGTAGCTATGCGTATCAGTCTTCTTTAGTGCAGTCTCTACTAACTCATCTACTTTTTGATGAGCTTCGATAAGGCTCATGTGTAACGTAAAGATGTCATCATCCCATCTAACCTCTACCTCTGATCCAAAGGCGGCACGATAGACAATCATATCTCCATCTAATATTGCTGTATTCATTTATGTTTCTTTATTGATATGTAAGGTATTGTTAAAAGGTCTTTAGGCAAAATAGTTGTTAGAAGATCGTGCCTACCCCACTTAGTTCTTGAGTACATTTTATAGAGGCTGTCTTTTGCACTGTCTACCATAATGCTTTTGTCTACTAGATTATCACACAGAGTAACCAGATCGGTGCGCTTTACTAAAATAAAACCCTTTGGTCTTTCAAAGGCAATGTGAGTACAGTCCCCATAAAGCCACCCCTTATTTCCTTGTACGTTTTTAAATTCAATCCATATAGTTTTACTATCTTTGACCGCTTTGACATCAACCTTAAAACTAATGTCGCAGTGAAAATCTATGTGCTTTAATTCTTCTTGAAAGTTAGCCTTTACTATCTCAGATTCAAAGAACGAATCTACATTAGTTTTAAACACATCTTCGGCTTTGAATCCTTGTTCACTGCACCGACCAGTAGAGTCAAACTTGTTTTTATATGTCATTTACATTAGTGTGTTTCTTTCCAGTTGTTTCCAACTTTGTATTCACCGTCTAGGCGGCACTTAAATCCTAACGTCTCTCCTGCTTTTCTTATCGAGTCCACATACTGTTGCCCTAGTTCATCAGCATCTAACGGCGCACAACTAAATTGAACCTCGTCGTGTACGTTTGCGTGTAGCTCAAATAATTTACTAGCAATCTTGTTAAATTCAATAAGCGACTGCTTCATTATAACCGCCCCTGCCGACTGTAACAACAAGTTGAGCGCACTGTGTGCGGAACGACAGGGAAGAATACGCCCATCAATACCAGTGAGAGTTCCTTTTGTATCCACCGCTTTTGCTACTGCATCAGTCAGCCTTTTAATAGCAGGGGTCTTAGACATAAAAGATGCTTTGAGTTTCCTTCCTTCCCTGTTTGATCCTCCTACGATCTCACCAATCTTGGCATCACCTGCGCCATAGAGAAAAGCGTATATAAATGTTTTTGCCTGTGATCGATTCTCTAACCCTGCCGCAAGTTGATTAGCTGTGTGAATGTCGCCCTCAAGTATTTCTTTTTCGTATGCGCCCCCATCGAATGAGTGAAGGTAGTGAGCAAGGCAACGTAGCTCTAAGCCAGAAGCATCACAGCCAACAAGAACTTTGCCTTCTGGTGCAGTAAATAAGCTACGACACTCACTGCCATAAGGCGCACGCACCGCAGGCACTTGTGCCATGTTCGGACGTTGGTGCGTACACCTGCCACTAACTGCGCCGTTTGTATTTATGCCGCCATGAATCCTCCCATTCTTCTGTAAAGATTCCCACGCTTGCTTACCCTCGGATAGTTGCCCAAGGCGTTTAGATACCAGCAAATATTCTAGTAACTTATCCGCTTCTGGAGTTCCTATACCTTTCAATACCGCCTCGTTAATCTGCGGTCTCTTACCATCATACGCCTGCGGCTTCCATCCACGCTTCATTAACCTATCGGCTATTTGATCTCGACTGCCTGCATTGAATGGAATTGTTTTTACTTTGTTTTCACCCTTCTTAACTTCTTTTGCTTTGTATCCATTCTCCACTGCCTGCTTCTTAGAATCCCAAACCTTACCATCGTCTGTTACCCAGTGAGTAGTCTTCATTGGTATCACGGTAGGCTCAAAAATTTCTGCAAGCTGTTCCTTTAACAATACTCTTTTTACTAAAAGTGTTGCACACAAAACAGACGCGGCTTTACCATCGAAAGGAAAACCATTGTACTCTTGCCTACGCATTAGCCTAGCAAACTGATGCTCAATATCCAACATCTTTTGACTAGGGTTTTGCTTCATTAAGAAATCATATAACTTCTTAGTGACTACCACATCCTGCATACAATAGTCCTCCATTTCTTGTGACCACTGACTCCAATCTTCTGTCTCTCCGTGATCGTCCTTTGCTTCCCCAATACGACTTCCCCACGCTTTCAACGAGTGAGATCCTACAATAGAAATATCCCTTCCCGCTCGGAAGTCATTAGCTTTTAAGTCTGGAAATATACATCTAGCCATAACCACCGTATCAATAACTTTGTCTTTTGGCTGTAGACCAAAGGCACGCACAGCAGGATAATCAAAACCTATTGAGTTATGTCCTATGATTTCATCAGCTTTTTGAAGCAAGGCAATGCCTTTATCTATGTTGCCCATCTCGGTGCTGAACCTATACTCTAATCCAACTTCATCAATAGCACAGATGCAGTGAATGGTTTCAAGATCAGATAGGCGCGTCCAGTCTGATATGCCATTTGTTTCAATATCAAAAAATAATTTCATACTAAAAAGGGTTGGTTGTTTCTGGTGCTACTTCGTTCAACGCACCTGTTATTGAATCATATCGAAGACACGTAGCTATCCCTGTCTCGCCGCTAAATCTATTTTTAAGCACACGTACAACCGTATCGTTTTTGTTCTCTTCGTCTTGTTGGTTTCGCTCCAAACCTATGACCATATCTGACAACTGAGCTATGGCGGCACTTCCTCTAAGCTGACTAAGTGATGTGGTCGCTCCATCCTCGTGTCCCCTTCCCTCTGGTCTCTTTAGGTGACTAACTAGAATCATTCCAATTTTTGTCTCTTCAACTAAACTCCTAAGTTTTGTCATAGTGTTATCTATCAGCCGACGCTCATCTCCATCTCCTATACCAGACACCACAATAGATAAGTGGTCAAGAACAACGTACTCAACCTCCATGACTTTTGCCATGTATCTAATCCTGTTAATCAGGTTGTCTGAGTTAGTTGAACCCCAATGGTCATAAAGATAAAACCTACCACTGCCGACCGTCTCTTTAAATGCTTGTTCCAGTTCCTCATCGAAGGGGTTGTCTTCAAGATGCAATAGCTTGTTAGTGTGAATACCAAGTATGCCTTGCGCTGTTCTTTCTAAACTTTCTTCTAACGCAATGTATCCGACCTTCTTTTCAGTTGTAGTAAGTATGTTGTGAGCTATCACTCGGCACACTTGAGATTTTCCTATGCCACTACCGCTACAAAAACAAACGATCTCACCTTGTCTCATTCCTCTGGTCAGCTTTTGTAATCCAAAAAATGGATATGGAATACTATCGTTTGCTTTTCTTTCTTTAAGGCGATCCAGCATATCAACACCAGATACGATGTCATCTGGACTCCACACTGCCGCTCGGTAGGTAGCCCAAACAATGTCTTTACCTTTACCGTTGAGGAGCATTTCGTTAGGGTCTTTCAAAGACAACTTAGCAATCTTTGTCTTACCCGCTGGGAGAATATTACAGACTTCCTCCACTGCTTTGTTTCCCTGCTCGTCGTTGTCGAACATCAGGACGACTTCTTCAAATCTGTTAAGCCACTCGTAGTGCTTTTTAAATGCCGCTTTTGCGGAGTTGACTCCAGAGGGAAGGCTTACGACCTCCCATTTATTTTCAAATACCTGACTAACGGTAAGGCAATCTATCTCTCCCTCGGTGATAACCAAGCGTTTGCCGCCATTAGGACACAAGTGCTGACCATAAAAATAAGTAGGACTACCCTCGCAACTGAAGCTCTTATCTTGATACCTATACTTTTGAGCTACAACTGCTCCATCTAAATTACGATAGGTAGCAATATGGCAATCTTTTCCTTTTCGATTTCCTATTTGATAGCCAAAGTGTTTGCAGGTCTCTTTGTTTATTTTTCTTGAAGGTATATCTAAAATTCTTCCAGTTATAAAATCAGTGGTGGTTTCAGGCATTGTTTTTGTTTCTTTGTTGTTTGGTGTAAATTTGTTGCAGGAGAAACACTTGGTAGCTCCGTTGGTGTTTATACTCAGTGCGTCACTACTGCCGCAATCTGGGCAAGGCTGGTGAGTTACTGCCCATTCTAAGTCATCCATTCTGTTGGTATTGTTTTATGACACCACTTAAATCCTTTCTTATCACACCAGTCAGCGTAACTTGTTTTAGATCGAGCGGTAAGTTTGTTATGTGCATTTTGGAAACAGAATCTAATATCAAGCTCTGGGTGTGCTTCTCTAACTTTGAGGTGTTTTGTTCTATCACTTCCTAGCCATCGTCCTTTGGCTTCAATAATTATTCCATTAGGTAAAATGAAGTCAGGTGTGTACACGCAATGACGCGTATAGTCCAGCTTCAACGTCTCGTAAGTATAAGCCACCCCCTCCGCTTCAAGGGAGAGGGCGACTCGATACTCAAACTTAGACCTAAAACGGCGCGGCTTCTGCTTCGTCTTTTTCAAACGTCTCGTCGAAAGATTCACCAGTGCCGACGTAGCCATCTTCTTCGGAAGTAAATCCGAACTTACCAGTGTACTCTTTCAGTTCCAGAAGCTGAACGGCTTTCAATCGAAGAGTGTAACCGAAGCCAATCATATCCGTGTAGTAGGGTGCGACTTCAACGCCTAAACGTAGGCGAGAACCAGAACCAATCTTAGGCTCATCACTTATTTTTTGCCCCTTACTGTCATATAGTGCTACAGAAAACACAAGAGTTTCACCTTTACTGGTAAGTATCTTGTGCTTTTGTTTCGCATAAATCTCAAAGTCACCATCCTCGTTGACACGAAGTGGTTTCTTTTCAAAGACCTTTAATGTTTTCTTGCCGCGCTTCGCGCACTCTTCTTCGTAGGCGGAATTTACTATATCTTTAACCTTCAACTCGAAAGAGTTGTAGTCTCCCTCACTTACGTGAAGTTTACAATCAAACACGCCATTCTCATCGAACTTAGTGTTGGGTGTCACAACGTGCGGGTAGAACGCTACCCCTGCTGGTGTTGTTAGTATTTTACTCATTTACTTTTTACTCCTATTTATTTTTATTTTTATTGTATGCTATTACTAGCAAAAGAAATATTCTGATTTTATAACGTCGCCCACTTTCATTGCACCGTATGGCGGCGGTGGTTTGATTGCTATGTCTGGGTGTCGTTTAGTTACTTGATGTCGCAGGTTTCCGAGAAGGTCAAGCGTAAACATATCCCTAAATACTCCACGAAGAACATCACCAAACAGATCGCAGTTGTTGGCGTGCGTGCCATAGCTATCGTGTATCATAGCAAAGTCGTAAATACCGTGTTGATTTGCCTGTATGACAGACTTAGTTAAAGCGCAGGCATCTAGTGAGTGTACAAAGTTAGGTGAGATGCCTTGTTTCTGTCGGCGCGGTGCTAACTTGTCGGTGTCGCTGTGCCATTTAACATGAGTTGCTTCTCCGTTTATATGGCTGGATACATTTTGAGTCTGGGTCAACGTGTAGTGCTGAAGGACAGGAAAACCACTAGGCGTGACCCACTCAACTGGTCTACCTTTCTTGGCTAACTCATAAGCAACGTGCTGTAGCCAAGCCATACATTCTTTAGGCTTTACAAGAACTTCATTAACTGCCCTCCAAGTTAGCTTGGCAAGATAGCCAGTAGCTTTGTATCTTACTTGCTCGCTAAATGGATTATCGCATTTAGTTTTGCGAAGGGTGTCTTGATACCAGTCATCAACATAATCTCGGCATGAGTAAAAAGTACCACCGTACGGAAAAACCATTGTAGGTCTCTTTGCCAACTTTCTATCCACGCCGAAACTGAGCCAGTCGCCTGCTATCGGATTACCATTTTCTCGGTCTATATTTAAGTAAGCTATAACCTTGTCGCTAACTACACCATAAATGTCAGCAGGCTTATCAGTTGGTAACACGTTAGTAGCTAATCCACCTTCACGGTCGCGCATTAACATAGAAAGTATTTGAACGCCGTTGTTAGAGGCATCCATGTTGACTGGTAGCTGACTGTTTACTTTTCCTGTAGAGCAATATTCAGCCCACTCGAAACACCAAGCTAAGAACTGCCAAGGCTTATCTGCTCGTAACCAGTATGTAAAGCGTTTAGGATCACTGGCAATGTCGTCGGCGGTATTAGCAAAGTCGTGCGCCCACCTGACTCGCTCATCCAGAGTTACCTTATCGTTTCCATAGGTATTTGCTCCCTGAATGGCGAGCCAACGAGCGGCTTCTTCGCTTTTTATCTTGGCTGGTCGGTGGAAATGAAGCAATCCACGACTCATATCCGCGCCCTGTATCCCCAAAAAAGCAGGGACGTTATAAACCCTGCCTCTAAAATCTACCTGCGATGGATAGAAAAAACGATTTCCTACCAGCTTCTTTGCTACATAAAATAACTTCGCCACGAGCAATCGTCTTGAAACTGTACTGGCTCTATGCTGATAAATCCTTGCCGCCATACTTCGCCACCTTTTATTAGCTACAGGGTTAGTTTTAAAATCACTGGGCAATGGCGGGAGAGACTCGTCTTCCCTCGATGGCATATCTCCTACCTCTATTGAGTTTTCCCACGCCCATTTCATTACGTCGAACACCTTTTCATTAACAGTCCAAGGTGTTTGCTGTATTAGATTCACCGCCTCCATAGGCTCTTCCAACTTGCCTTTGATGCTCCGCAGGTATTCCATGTTGGTAGTTTTTATAAAAGGCAACAAGGGTAGTGAGGTGTCCTTTGTGTCGTAGCCACCCTCCCATACGCTCTCCCACGCCCTCGGTAGCTCGACCGTCGGTAACCAGAACGGTTCAAGAAGCTCTCGGTGATTGTTAAAGTTTTCTATCCAACTGAGAGTTTCTTTTGTAGCTGTAACATACCGCGTTGGTCTTTTTTTCTTTTTGTTGTCAGTCAGGAATACATATTCGATTAGGTCGGTGTTCATCCTGAGCAACTCAACAAGGTGTAACCCAGCGTTTAGTTTATCTCGATGCGCCCAAGGATTCCATTTGCGCATAAGTTCTTTGTCTGCCTCGTGCTTCATGCTGGAACGCAGGTGACGTATCTTCGCCTGCTTTCCTTTTCGTTTCTTTGCTCCCAGCAGTATGCCGCTCCCCTTCTCGGTGTTGTGTTCTAACAAAAACGCGCACCGAGCTTCATCCTCTATACGCGCTCCAACATAGTAAGCCACCGACGAAAGCGGTTTCTTTTTAGTGATGCTGTCCAGAACCGAACGCACAGAAACAAAAGCCACCAACTTACTTGGTAGCTCTATAATATCTAACTGATACCTTGCCTTGTTTTTTTGCGCGATTAGTTTTGTGTACCAATCCTCAATAGCTTTTGAGTAGAGCGGTAAGCTGGCTCTCATCAGCCGCTGACCATAACGCGTTTCTAACTCTGCATCTCTATTCTTGGCTGACTCGTTCCTGCTCCTGTATCTGCCGAGTCCAAGCTCCTGCATATCAGTGTTAAGTTCGGTCTGCTCTAAGCTACTCACGCTCTTCTTGATTTTCTAACACTCGTTCCTGAAGGCGTGCTATCTTTTTCTTCATGTTGTCGATGTCTTTGTTGAGTTCTTCATTTTGTTTTGACAAAGCATCGCAGGCTTTCGTCATTGCGTTGAGTCCTCGGACAAGCACCGCCTCGGTGTCTGGTTTAAATATAGTTGTCACTATTTAAATATCTTTGAGAAGATGAATTTTATTTTAGATAAGATAGTATCTTTAGTTTTACAGATGAAGCATTTTACGTTTTTCATAATTTTATATTCTTTGATTAAATGAAGTGGAGAGTAAGCACCACAAAGTGTTAGGTGTCAACTACTCAAATATACCTATTTCGTTTGGACTGACGTAAGGCGGCGGGTTGCGTCCCCTTTTTTCCCAAAAGTATCTCCAGCCTGCATCTACCTCTTTTCTGGCTTTGCGCCCCATGACAGGAATTTTAAGCTCTTTGGGTTTGTAGTTAGAAATGTATAAGTAGCGTAACCCTTTTTGTCTAGCGTGTAGCGGTGTCGTCATAATATTTAGCCTTTACGATTTGTTTAGTTACGATTTGTTGAGTGGTCAGGTCTTCGTCCCAACCGAAGCGATTTTGAATCCATACGTCGCTGTCTGATGAAGACAAACTACCGCCGTTCGCCAACATCTCTTCGTGTATTACATTAAAGAGTATGCGCTTATCAGTTTTTAGCTGTTCGATAATATCTTTGACTTGGCGCAGTGCGTTAATCTGCTCGGTAGGTTCTTCGTAAGGTTGCAACTTTGGTAGCTGTACCTGAGTGGTAATTGGTTTTAGTTTTGGAAGCGGTTTCATGCGTTCGCGGTTAGTGTTTGTATGTGGTAGTGCCATTAGAATGTTACTTTAATGTTACTTTAATATTAGGGTCAATGAGGTGAGAAGGTTCACCATCTTTTGAACAGACAGTCCATCCGTCCCATAATTTAATTAACAAGGGCTTGCCGTATCGCTCCCTATAATAAGGAACTCCTTCGTCGGACAACATGCCTTTAACTTCTTTAACTTTGATTTCTTTTGTCATAGATTTAATCTTCAGTTTGATAAATTTCGTGAACTCGCTTGGCGCGGTCAATTTGATTTTGCGCCCAAGGGCAGTCATAAAGCCCTTGTCTTTTATCGAGTTGCTGGTCTTTGACCATTTGAATTAAGGCGGCATCGACAACTTTTTCAAGTTGCTGTGTGAAGCGTGGTGAATAACGAACCTTGTGTGGCGCGTAGTGTTGGGCAACTTCGATAGCCCTAGCTTTTATGTTTTGTTTATTGAGGATACTCATGTTTGTAGTGTTTTATGTTGTTAGTTACTTGTAGAAAATGTGACGACCGATCTTTACGGTCTTGGTTAGTGAAGCCGCCCAGTATGGATTAACGTAGTCGGCGTGGTAGTGGTCAGCACCCCCAGTGTAGTTGGTGGGCGCACCGTTGACGATTGCCAGAGCTTTGCCATACCTCGGATGGGCTTTGGCTTTTGCTAACAGCTTCTCGATCTCCAGACTGTTCCAGCAGGAGAACTGTTTGCGTTGTAAACAAACCTGCTTTGCGGTCAGCTTGCGCTTGGCGGCGCGGTTCTGAATGACTTCGTGAACCGCCTCCATAGAGCCTGCTGAGTACTCGCCGCCTGCTTCCAAGATCAGAGTTGCCGCAACAATCTCTGAGTCATTAGCGCACAGGCTGGTAAGCGCGGTAAAGATGCAACTTAGAATGATTCTAATTAGTTTCATTTTTCTCCTCCCATCCGATTGATTTACACAGCAAAGACGTGCGGTTTCCGTTGTGGTCGTAAACATTAACAACGTCCCCAACACTTAGTGAGTAATAAGTGTTTTTGTCCAAGCAG